CGGAGAGAGGCCCCGGGCCAGTATTACATCATAACCTATTATGATGGGAAGATCGTTCACCGTGGCAGCCTGGAATCCTGTCACACATGGATCAAGAATCACTGGATAGAAAGGAGATATTTAGATCAGTATGGCCATTAATTTCAAAGAATACACTCGGATCCGAGATATCATCGTCAAGCGTAACAAGAGAGCAGCTGCAGCCGGTCTGATGCCCTTGGTTCACTTCCCTACCGTCAAGGAAATCAAAAGCGGTTATGTGGATCCAGCGCAAGCGTTAAAGGCAGTCCGAGAATATTACTCTTCCGGCAGCCAAGTGAAAGCGATCCGGCAAACGGGCCTGACTCCTCCGGTCAGGTCCTTCCCGGAGATGCCGGCCGAACCGAAGCTGGGACCGGCTGAGAAGAAAGCGAAACAGAGAGAATACCAACGGGCATACAGAAGACGGAAGGCAGTCCGTGAGAAGGCATTAACACCGGCAAAGGCCAGAAAGTATGAAGGGTATCTGAAAGCCCTTGATACGATGGCGAAACGCTGGAAGGAAGCCGGGTTTGATCTGGGGATCAGTACGGCAAGCCTTACACCGGCACAGGCTCAGGCTTTCGTTGAATACATGGAGTATCGTTTTGCCCAGGGTGATTTTACCGCGCATTATGTCATAGACGAATTTATCCAGGACTTTTCAAAAGCGTTAAATAAGGGAATGAAAGCTGATAAAATCGTTGATGATTTCAACAAATTCCTGGAGGACAGGTCCGCAATGCAGAATCGCGCTAATTCTATGGAAGGGATGAGCCGGGAGCAGACGCGGAATATGTGGGATAGATTTATAGGAGACTGACATATATGATCGTGGAAGTAGGTCAAATAGACTGGTACGAATATATCAAATCATTCGGACTGGTTGAAGAAAGTAAAAGGAACAAGCGCAGGAGCCAGAACAAGCATAGGATCCTGAACGTATATACCGCGTTTGATATTGAGACCAGTACTATATGGAGGAATAAAAACAAGGCCCTTTATGATGTGCATTCCTTTATGTATGTCTGGCAGTTTCAGCTTGAGGAATATACAGTCAAAGGCCGGACCTGGGAGGATTATTTTGAATGGCTTTATGTGCTGCGCGAAGCGATTGAGCGGATCCGGCAGGAAAACAATCTTCCTCTATCCCCTCTTATGGTGATATGGGTACACAATTTGCAATTCGAATTTACTTTCTTGGCTGGACTGTATCCTTTTACGAATGATGAGGTATTTTTCCGTGATGTTCGGAAGCCTATATACTGCCGGATGTTTGATACATTTGAATATCGTTGTTCATATATCCAGACGAATATGTCCCTGGCTGCGCTGTGCAAGCAGACGGGAGTAAAACAAAAACTATCCGGTCAGAAATTCGACTATGATAAGATCAGGTTTCCTTGGACAGAGTTAACACCGTTTGAGGAAGAATATACCACTGTTGACGTTGAATCACTTGTTCAGGCGATGAAGTATAGGGTATCCCGGGGCGGTGATAACTTGCAGACGGTTCCTTTGACCAGTACTGGATATGTCCGCAGGGAATGCAAGGAAAGTATAAAGGATCTTTTCCTTGATATCCGGGAGATGAAACCAAAAGAAAAGGAATACCGGCTTTTACGGAAGGCCTTCCGGGGAGGAAATACCCACGCAAACAGATACTTTGTAAACAAGATCATAGACGATGTTTATTCCTATGATATCTCATCCTCATATCCCACGCAGCAGCTTACACAGAAATTTCCTATGAAACCGTTCCGGTGGCTGGATCTAAAAGAGCGAACACCGGAGGCGCGGATCCGGAGGGTATTTCAGTTTATAGGTCTGGGATATGCTGTTGTTGGAACGTATCAATTCAAAAATGTTCGGCTGAAAAATCACCGGGAGCCGATACCGTATATCAGTCTTTCCAGATGTCAGGCAATGGGTGACGATGATATTGACCTGATCATGGATAACGGGCGCGTCCTTCAGGCGGCATATATGGAGATCAGTCTGACTGAAATAGACTTAGGGATCATCCTGGACCAGTATGAGTTTGATTATTTTGATGTTATGGAAGCAATGGTAGCTCAGAAGGATTTCCTTCCTGGTCCATATCGTGCTGTTATCCAGGGATATTATGACAAGAAGACCGCGCTAAAAGGAGACCAGACGGAAGACGGTAAATATATCTATACCAAGAGCAAAAATCTGCTCAATGCTATTTTCGGAATGGCTGCCACTGATCCGGTCCATCAGGATATCTTCTATAAAGATGGAGAATATAAAATATCCGGCTATGAGGACTTTACACCGGAAGAGTTGGAGAAATTATTGAAGAATGCCGCGTTTCCGTATAGTTGGGGTGTATATACGACCGCGTTGGCCCGGAAGCAGCTGCAGGATGCTATCAAATTATGCGGAGATAAAATCATTTACTGTGATACAGACTCTGTGAAGACAAAGGGAAACATTGATATTAACCGGCTGAATGATCAGTTAAAACAGAAAGCGATCCGGAACAAAGCCTATGCGGATGACATGAACGGCACCCGGCATTTTATCGGTTTGTTTGAGTTTGACGGTCATTATGATCAATTCATCACCCAAGGTGCTAAACGGTATGCGTATATCTCAGATGGGAAAATGGGAATCACTGTGGCCGGTGTCAGTAAAAAGATAAATGAAGAAACCGGCATTCCCTTTGCGGTGGAAGAACTAAAGACGCTGGATCGGTTCCGGGTAGGAATGAAATGGAAGAAGGCAGGAGGGACTATTTCTGTTTACAATGATGACGACGACTTTGATTATACTGACCCTGTTTCAGGAAACACGGTACATATTGGCCAGAATGTTGCTATTGTCCCTGGCACTTACGTTATGTCTTATTCTCGCGACTATCGTTTGTTGCTTAATGAGATCCAACTATACGGAGACTATCAGAAAGAGAGGGAATAATTATAATGGAAGAAAAGGAACAGAAAAAGACTGAGGAACCGATCACGATCCCTGAGATTGAAGGGGATCCCGGAAATGGATATTGGTATGTATGCGGTGAATGTCATGGGTATCTGAAATGGCATGAGGATCCGTGTCCGCATTGTGGATGGAGGGTAAATTGGCATGGGTAAGATCTACACATCACAAGGCTGGGTGAACTGGGATTATATCCTTTCCCAACCCAGCAGCATTATCTCTGTCATTGGCGCGCGCGGTGTGGGGAAGACATACGGGATCCTGCGGAAGCTGAAAGAGGAAGGCCGGAAATTTATCTATCTGCGGAGACTGAAAAGCCAGCTTGACCAGTGCAGTAAATCAGAAGGAAATCCTTTCAAAAAGTTGAACGATGATCTGTCCATGGACATTAACCCGTATCCGTCCGGAGGAACGGTCACGTTCAGGGAAACGGACAAGACCGGTCCTATTGTCGCGGTAGGTGTTGCGTTATCGGTTGTGGCCAATGTCCGCGGTATCGACTTTTCGGATTATGATTACATTGTGTTCGATGAGTTTATCGCGTCTATTGGTGAGCGGCCTATCAAAAACGAGTTTCAGGCTTTCTTGAATTTTTACGAGACCGTGAACAGGAACCGGGAACTGGAAGGGAAACCGGCAGTCAGGTGTATCATGCTCGGTAATGCCAACACGTTAGTCAATCCGTATTTTTCATCCTGGCATTTCATGAAGACCGCTATCCGGATGATCACCGGGAATCAGATGGTCTGGCGATCAGCTGATCAGACGCGTATGGTGATACTGCTGCTGTCCTCCCCTATCAGTGAAAAGAAGAAAAGCACTGTCCTCTATCAGAATGCGGATGACGATTTTATACAGATGGCACTGGATAATGCTTTCCGGACAGATGAAACGAATATCCGGTCTGAACCGTTGACGGAATATGTACATATCGTATCTGTCGGTGAGATCGGTATCTATAAGCACAAATCAGACAGACGGTATTATGTTTCCGGCACCCAGGGAGATAGACCGTATTATGACAGTTTCGGTATCGGCCTTAAGATGTTCCAGCAGGACTATTACATGTTGCGCGTTCATTACATGGTGTCGAAAAATGTATGGTTTGAGAGTTTTGAACTTGAAATCATCTTCCGGGAATTATTCGGTTTAAGATAATTTGTTTCACGTGAAACATTTTATTTGACTTTTGGAAGATTGAATAGTATTATAATGGTATCAAACCGGTTTAACCGGATTAGAAAGGAAGTAGGTACAATGGCAACTCTGACCCCTATGCAGCTGTTCAAGGCAATGAATGACAAGCACGTGAATTTGAAGGACTGTGAAGGCCTGATCATCAAGCCTGTCGCCAGTCACACCCATCAGTATACAGCGACTGATGGCAGCGAACACGCGGTCCTGGTCATCCTGAACGGCAACGACAACACGTTCTACAAGACGGAAGTCAAGGCTTTCATTGAGAAGTATCTCAAGTACGAGGAAAGCTTCGGCGATCTCCCGGACGATCAGAAGCCGGAGATCAAGATCATCATCAACACCAGCAAGAAGGGTAACCGTTACGTGAATTTCGACCTGGTGGAATCTGCCGGTTAAAGGGTTCCCATCACCCTTCTTCCTCACCCCGTCCCCAGTCTTTACAGGCTGGGGATTTTGTTATATTATAATGACGGGCAGTCAATCTGTTCCCCAACGCAAGGCCCAGAAGGCCGGGGAAGCACTGGCGAGTGCATGAGACAGAGTGACTGTCCGAATTTTATTAATAGGAAGTGATTCATATGGAAGAGATAGTAAAGCTTATCCAGACGGTAGGGTTTCCTATTGCTTGTGCTGTTGCCATGTTCATCATGTTGAATGGAGAACAGAAGGCCCACAAGGAAGAAAGCCAGAAACTGAGCGAAACCATTACGGATCTGAAAGTCAGTTTCTCGGACGCGATCAATCAGCAGAAATCTGACATGGTGGATGCCTTGAACAACAATACATTAGTTATCCAGAAACTGATCGACAAAATGGATGGTGCCAAATGAAGACCGGACTGCAATTCGCTGAGAATGCACTGCTTCCTAAATGGGATAAGTATACATATGATAGAATGGATTGTCAGGGATTTGTGGAAGCTGTCTTAAAGGATATCGGTGTCCGGAAGAAGGATGGCAGTGTCTACGACTGGCGAGGATCCAACAGTATGTACCGGAACTATTTCTCATGGCGCGGAACTGTGGAGGAATGCCGGAAGAAATTCGGATCCATCCCGGTAGGTGCTTTCGTCTATGTCTGGAAGCAGGACGGATGCCCGGAGACCTATAAGGACAGCCTGGGGAATTTCTCCCATGTCGGTATTTATTGCGGAAATGATACGGTCCGGGATAGTACCAGAAGCACGAAAACCGGACGAAACGGAGTAGGAACACGGACAATGTCCGGATTTACTTATGTCAGTTTGTTTTCAGGTCTTGACTATTCTGTAACAAATCCTTACAATGCAAGTGTGGAAGCCGTTATGGCAAGTATTGACAGGATCCATAATGAACTGATCGAATTGGAGGGAACATTGAATGAAATTTTTAGAAGTCGCTCGGATGCTTAAAGCCGGATTTACAGCTGATGAGATCCGGAAGATGGATCAGGAGACCGTGGAAAATAATCCACAGAATCCACAGGAAAATCCACAGGCTGAACCGGAACCTGAACAGGAATCGGCAGCTGCTGCGGATCCCATCGCGGAGCTGAAGGAACTCTTTCAGGGCCTGAAGGATTCCAATGATAACCTGGCCAAAGTGATTCAGGCCAGCAACGTTCAGAACGCATCTTTCGGAAGCAATTCCGTTGATGATATCAACAAAAAGGCAGAAGATGCCTTACGTTCTTTAATTCGACCTGATTTAGAAAAGGAGGGTAACTGATGTCTGTTAACACACTCAACTTTGAGCAGATCTCGACTGTCCTGACTTCGATTGTCCAGCAAGCTACCGGACAGGCTGTGGCTGCTCCGACCGATACCGGGTCATTCGTATCTGTCGCCCAGATCGCGTTGCGCGCGGACCGTGACTCTGTCATGAACGCGATCAGTAATATCCTGGGCAGGACCATTTTCTCCGCGAGGACCTATTCCGCGTCCATGACCGGTCTGGATATGGATAGTTTCCGTTGGGGTGGTGTCATGCGCAAGCTGTCCATCGCGGACGATGACTGGCAGGACGATCCTGCTTTCAAGTATCCCGTTCTGTTTGACGCCGGCCAGAATCCTCCGGACGGTCTCGGTGGATCCGTTGACCCCTGGAAAATCAAGAAACCCAATGTCCTGCAGACCAATTTCTACGGGCAGTCCGTTTATTTCGATGAAATGACGATCACTGAACGGCAGCTGGAGACAGCGTTCTCCGGTCCGGATGAACTGGGAAGCTTCCTCGGCCTGATCATGACGAATATCCAGAACCGGCTGGAGCAGTCCAATGAAGAGATCAAGCGCGGTCTGCTCTGTAATGCCATCGGCGCGATCTACGATGAAAACCAGAGTGATCGTGTTGTGAAGCTGCTGACCATGTACAACAGTGCCACCGGCAACACCTATACCAAGCAGGATATCTTCGGACCTGCTGTGTTCCCTGATTTCTGCCGGTGGGCATATGCTGTGATCGATGACAAGTCTGATATGATGACCAAGCGCAGCATCCATTACCAGACCACGATCACCGGTAAACCCGTCCTGCGTCACACTCCCAAAGAGATGCAGCGTGTCTATCTGTACAGTCCCTTCATGAAGCAGATGGAAGCGCGCGTACTCTCCAACACCTTCCATAACGATTTCTTCAGCAAGGCCGATACCGAAGCGATCCCCTTCTGGCAGAGCAGCACGGAAGGCGACCGGGAGAATATCGAAGTATTCCCGGCATATACCGACAACACCGGCACACTGGTCTACTCCAACTCTCCCGGTGATGAAGTGGCCGTGAATGATGTCCTTGGCATCATGTTTGACCGCGACATGATGGGTATGACGCTGCTGGACCGCAGGATCCTCAGCACTCCTCTGAATACTCGCGGTATGTATCGCAATCTGCATATCCATGCGAACCAGAGAGTGTTCTTCGACAATACCGAAAAGGGTATTATCTTCCTGCTGGCATAATGAATCCTTCCGGACCGGGCCGGTCTTGTTCCCTGGCTTGTCCGGTCCGATGGATAACCTACTTCCCGGGGAGGGTGACAGGGCAGAGTCATCCTCCCTCTTTTCATAGGAGGTAACAAATGATAGCAACTTTCTACTCTTTCACAAAGAGACAGAACAGCACCAAAGCACCGAACCCTACCCAGGGTAAAAATATCAGCTGCCAGCTGAAAGAGGAAACCAGCTTCCTGAACCCCACTATTATAATAGGAAGAAACAACGTGTCCGGAGAGTTTACACCGTCACTCTGGAACTATGTGGCGATCCCCTACTGGCAGCGATATTACTATATCACCGACTGGCAGTATCTGAATGGTACATGGCAGTGCCAGTGCCGGGTGGATCCCCTGGCCAGCTTCAGGGCAGAGATCGGAAACACGTCCGCGTACGTGATCCGGGCAGATGCCGCGTTTGATGGGGATATCGTGGATACGTTCTATCCTGCTACCACACAAACGGCCATAACCCGGCAGCAGATATCCTCTGATATTTATCAGACCAGTGTGGATGAAGGTGTTTTCATCCTGGGTGTGGTCAATCATTCAGTGTTTACTAAATTCGGATCCATATCATATTACGCGCTGAACAGCCAGCAGCTGACAAACCTGATCAATTATCTGTTCAGTTCAAATATTTTTGCAGCATCTAATATTACAGAAATGGGAGAAGGATTATATAAATCCATGTTTAATCCGTTTCAGTATATCGTTAGCTGTATGTGGTTCCCGTTCCTGCAGAAAAATGTCGGTGAAGGTGAATTAAATATTTATGTCGGTTACTGGGATACCGGTGTTAAAGGTGTGCTGGCAACACATCTTATCAGGGAATTTGGATTCAAAACAAACACACCTATAGCGCAGCATCCACAGGCAGCAGCCAGAGGTGACTATCTGAACCATGCACCATATACCACGATAACTGCCTATTATCCTCCATTTGGAGAAATCCCTATTGATACGACATATATGCAGTACGGTAAAAATAATTATCTGTATGGCAGAGTGTTTATTGATTTTGTAACAGGCATCGCGGATGCTACATTCGCAATTACAGACGGGTATGGTGATAACGCGGATCCGTACAAGTACTTCACCCAGCGTCAGGCTCAGATCGGTGTTCCTATCCAGTTAAGCCAGGTCATGACCGATTACATGAGCAGCCTGTCTTCCGGAATGGCTGCTGTTGCGTCCGGATTTACCGGGAATGTGGCCGGTATCTTCCAGAATATCGGAAACGCAATAAAAGAATCAATGCCTAAAGTTTCTAATCTCGGAACGAATGGCAGCCTTCTGGAAGTTGTTGAACCTCCGATCCTGGTAGGTGAATATAGAAGGCTTGTTGATGAAGACAGAGCGCATTTCGGAAGGCCGTTGTGTAAGGTCCGGAAAATTTCAACGATTCCCGGATATATCCAGTGCGCGGAAGATGACTTCCCGTTCTCAGCGACTCAATCCGAAACGGAAGAAATAAACCGGTATATGAAGAATGGATTCTTCTATGAATGAGGGATGATATATGAGTGTCGAATTGTACAATGGATGGTATGTGGCAACTCCATACTCAGATATCGGTAAATCGTCCGGCACATCATCCACCTATCAGAAGTATAACGCGCAAAAGATTTATGATATCTTTATTGCAGAAGGATGGTCTGTAAACGCGATCTCGGCCATGCTCGGCAATATGAATTATGAATCAAACCTTAACCCTGCCGGAGTTTATCCTGTCGGCAGCTTTCCTCATCAGGGCGCTTCATTATCTGATATAGGAAATGACCAAGCAATATATCATCCGGATAGCGCTTATGGTTTCGTTCAGTGGAAAGGCCGGGGAGAAGTAGATCCGGATAATAACCAGCTTGTCGGTTATGCTATTCGCTATAATACAGAATGGTATGATGGCGATATTCAGATGCAGAGATTGTTATGGGAATACCATGACAATAAAAAGTTTCATCCCAGAACAATAAACGGTGTTTATTGGACATGGGATAAATTTGTAACATCAACGGAGCCACCTGAAACTCTGGCAATGGTTTGGATGCATTGCTATGAAGGAACAGATTCCGTCAGGAGCATCCGAAAAGAAAATGCCCGGAAATGGTATGAGTATTTTGAAGGTGGTCCTGAACCGCCTGGACCTGAACCGCCGGAACCGGAACCGGAGCCGGAACCCGAACCAGACCCTCCCCCGGATCCGGAGTGGATATGGGGAGCGGACTTCGCGCAATATGCTTTATCATTGGATCCGGCTGTTACCGGTGTGCAGATCCCGTATTCACAGATGGACTGTATTCAATTCTGTGATTATGTTTGGAATATGATAAGCATTGTCGGTCAGGAAGGATGGACCCTTGGCCCGGGAACGAACAGCCTATGGAGATCTACAGCGACTTTTGATACTTCAACACCGAGGGACCCTCCCGAATATCCAACACCGATCCTCTGGTGGAAAGGTACGATTGCTGAATACATGGCAACGTATAACACTATTCCGACAGGCTGCTTCCTCTTCCACAGGATCCCGGAAGACGGAAATCCACCGATCCCTCCCCAGTATGCCGGTGACGGTATCGGTAACTTTGTCCATATGGGCATTTATTGCGGTGAAGGAATTGTCATGCAGTCAGGTGGTATGGATTCCGGAAGCATCCCGGGAGGCGGTGTCCACCGGTCATCCTATAGCAGCGCAGCATGGAATTATCTGGCTTTTCCCTGTTGGGTGGATCCCACCAGAGAAGGATATCCCGGACCAACATCCGTTGACCTTGTAACATTATTATCAATGTGGTATTCTACAAGAAAGAAAGGAGTGAATAAGCGTGTCAAACGAACTATTTGATCAGGCAGCACCGTTTGATTACCAGACGTTGAATTATTACAATTCACAACGTTCGCCTTCTACGATCCATGTTAAAAATACTGCTATTCGCCGGTACTTCCGGAAGTATTTATTCCAGAAGGCTATCAGCGTATTCAAATGGACGCTGCCGGAAGAATGGGACCAGGACTATTTCCTCTATACTCTGTACGGCCTGGGTTTCATCGCGGTGATCAATACACCCAAGTTCGGAACGATCTGTCAGGCTGGGGCATTGGGTGGATATAACATCTATTATAGGCCCACATATGTCATTATCACTAATCCCCTGTTCAACACGATAACAGCAGATATCAATAAAGATGCAGCGATCATCAAGCTGATGCCGGATTATTCCAGCATTCAGGATATCATTGGTTATTATGCGGATCAGATGGCACTGGCAGCGGAGGCCATCGGTGTAAATCTGATCGGTGTTAAGACCAATACCATTTTCGGCGCCAATACGAAAGCTCAGGCCGAAACATTCAAAAAGATGTTCGACCAGATCAGTAATGGCGAACCGGCTGTCGTGATCGGAAAGAATCTCATGGATGAACAGGGTAAGCCTTCCTGGTTCCCCTTTGTCCAGAACATCAAAGAATCTTATGTGGCTTCCGATATCCTTTCCGATATGCGGAAGATTGAGGCCATGTTTGATACGGATATCGGTATTCCGAACGCGAACACGGACAAACGTGAACGACTCATTACCGATGAAGTGAACGCGAACAATGTCGAAACCGCGACAAGGTGTGAACTCTGGCTGGAAGAGATCCGGAAAGGACTGGAGAAGGCTAACGAAATGTTCGGTCTTTCGCTGGCCGTTGACTGGAGAGTAAAACCGGACTTCGGTCTTGTTTCCGGGCAGGAATCTCAAAACAGACCAGAGTCTGTTTATGGAGGTGATCAGTAATGTCCAGAGGCACAAGACTTTCCGTACTGGGATTGTACAAGTTTAACAGTCATCTGTTCGATGATATGCGGATCCCGTCTGGTATGTCATCCGATGACCGGCAGACGATCATCGGAAACATACTTTCCGAATGCGCCGAACTGGAATGTCTCTTTCCGGATTACGACTATTGCAAGACCATGATCGGCCTGTGGTCTAAGCTGTCTCTTCCGACATGGCAGCGGATTTACAATGCTGCTAAGAAAGAGTATAATCCGATTGAGAACTATAACAGGACCGAAACCGAAACGATCAGCACTGACCAGACAGACGCGCATTCCGGGAACGATATCCGGAAGGACTCCGGTACCGATCTGCAGCTGATATCATCCCGGGGAACAGAGACCAACTCCGGCATGGACAGTACCAGCGGATATATTACATCCTACGACAGCAATGCTCCGCAGCTGCATGACCGGAACGATGTGACATATGGACACAGTGTGTCAGATGATAATTCCGGATCCAATTCCACCACCTACGGGAAACAGGAAACCCTGACACATGGCGAATCCATCAATAGGGTGGGAGAGACAGTCCGGGAAAACCACACTGCCGGAAACATCGGTGTTACCACTTCCCAGCAGATGCTTGAACAGGAAATTGAAGTGGCCGGCAAACTTAATGTCATGAGAATCATTATTGATTCTTTCAAAGACAGGTTCTGCTTACTCGTTTACTAAGAAAGGAGGAACGAATTATATGGCCTTATTTGAAAACTTTCCCTATACTGATATGCACCAGCTGAACCTTGACTGGCTAATCGATCAGTTGAATAAAATCTCTGAGTCAAACGTTTTGTCAGTCAATGGCCAGACCGGGAATGTCATCCTCTACCAGGACCATGAAACCGTCCTGCCTAACGTACCGGAAGATAACTGGACCTTGCTCAGGATGTGTGACGGTTCCTATCGCGGTATTCTGTTCGGTAATGACGACAGGGCATATATCATCCATGGAAGCCTGATGGCCCAGATCTACAGCCAGAACAACCAGCCTCCGTATCCGGTCACTAAAGTCAACGGAAAGACCGGTGAAGTTGAACTGTATACTGAACAGTATGTCCGGCTGCCGGATCTGACCGATGCACAGATGGCGAATTGGACCTTCTTCCGGATGCTGAACGGTGTATCGCATGGTATCCAGTTCAACGATGACGGAACCGCGTCCATTATCAACG